GACTATTTTTGAGATTAGTCTTATAAATACGATCAAACTTTTCAAGATCATTAAAAAAATCCTTTTATCAGTGTTCTTGTATTAGCTGAAGTAACAGACCGAGAAAAGGATTTTTTTAATGATCTTGAAAAGTTTGATCGTATTTATAAGACTAATCTCAAAAATAGTCCCAGAATAGGATGGCAATTTGCCTGTTATCAATCAGCCTATAAGTGGGAAAATAAGTATTTTGATGTGGTTATAGCTGATGAAATTCATGATAGTCTGACTTTTGAATACTCTAAGTTTTATGAGAATAACAATTATGCAGCACTCATTGGATTGTCTGCTACAGTTGATCGGAACAGAGTAATCAATGAAGAAGCAGTAGAAGAAGAAAATGTTGATCCTATCAAGAAAGGTTTTCTCCTTGACCAATATGCTCCGTCTATTTATCAATTAAGCCAATCTCAAGCTATTGCTGAAGGTTTGATTGCAGGGTATGAAATATGTGTATTGTATCACAGGCTTGATGAGTCTAAAAAGACTATGACAGGAGGTACAAAAGCTAAACCTTTTAAAACTACTGAGAAATCAGCTTATGATTTTGTAGACAATAGGTTCAAGAAAGCTTTATTCATTCAAAATGCTCGTACCAAAAAATTTCAGCTCAGTCATTGGAGTAGAAAAAGGGCTGCTATATTGTATGATCTACCTTCAAAAATTGCTGTACTTAAACAGTTGGAGCAATTAGCTGAACGTAAGATTATATTTGGTAATTCATTGGATGCTTTACTTGAAGTAACTCCTAATGTAGTATCCTCTCGTAACTCTGAGGAGGAAAATAAGCTCATTAGAGACAACTTTGAGAAAGGAAAGACTAATACCATAGCAAGTTTTAAGAAACTCAAGCAGGGAGCAAATATACCCGATGTAAAGCTAGGTATTCTTCACTCGTATTATTCGACAGTGAAAGACTATATCCAACGTCTGGGAAGAGTTCTTCGATTGGATGGTGATAAACAGGCCAAAGTAGTTGTGTTTGTTACTATTGGAACCAAAGAACAAGATTGGTTTGATAAAATGACTCAGGAAATAGATGCTCCTGTACGTGGTTTCACAAAAATTGATGATCTGATTAAATACTTACAAGAATGAACTTGAAAGAAATACTTGACGCATGTCAAGCTTTGGATATAACACCTGATGAGTTGACTACTCTCTTAGTATTTAAAGAAAAACAAGCTAATCTTACCAGAAAATTCCGAAGTATGTTGGAAAGAAGATATAGTGAGGAACACCTCAGTGAAATAGCTTTGTATATAAGGCATAAAGGACTAATCAATGATAAAAACGAACTGACTCTTAAAGCATTGGAATTTTTTAAACAAGGTGCAAACTTTGATGAGTTTATCAATCAATACAGACAGTTGTTTGCCGATACAGGCAAAGTAGGAGCTATGGGTAGTAAAGCAGGTTGTGACAAAAAAATGCGTAAATTTGTAGCTGCTCATCCTGAGTGGTCCTACGAGTTTATTCTTCAAGCAGCTCAAGCATATATAGATAGTGTTCGGGAATTAAAATACTTGCAACAAGCTGATTATGTCATTGAAAAGAATAATGGCAGCAGATTGGAAACTTATTGTGAAGAATTGCAGTCAGGATTACTCAATGGAAGTAATAATGACATATTTACCATAAAAACATGATAGCATTAATTAACGGAGGAATAGCTCTGACAGTAATAGGAATACTTCTTACTCTGGCAGGAGTAGGATCAGTATTTCATGAACAGTATACAAGTTATAAAAAATTAAGACGACATAGATTATTTCTTGTCTTAGGATTACTCTTCATTGTTGCAGGAATTATCCAAGTTTCAATTGGAATATCTGTATGAGTTTATTTAAGAATACAGTAGCCGGAGTAAAGCGGAATAAGCAAAGAAGAGAGCAAGGTAAATCCATTGCTATCCCATTTCCATTTCCAAAATTTGCAGAATATATTCCGGGTATTCAACAAGGTAGGTATATCATTGTGACTGCCAATTCTAAAGTAGGAAAGTCTAAGATTGCAGATTATGTGTTTACGTACAATCCTGTAAATTATGTACTCAATAATCCTCATTGTGGATTAGATGTAAAGATTGATGTATTCAGTCTTGAGATGAGTAAACAGGAGAAGATGAAACAATTCATTGCACATAATTTGTATTTGATACATGGCATTTCCCTGTCAGAAGAAGAGATAGATAGTATTTTTGACAGATATATTCTTGAGGATGACATTCTTCGTAAGATTGAGGCTTTAGAGCCAATAGCTGAAGAATTTGAATCAAAGGTAACTTATATTGATCATACCAAAAATCCTACAGGGATATACAAACATGTACGTGAGTACTATGAGCAAAATGGTCATTATGTAGACAAGGACAACAAGAATATTCCTTTAAGGGATATTTATAATGATGACAAAGAATTATCTGCTAAGGCTAGATTTGCTATAGACCGATACATACCTTACAATCCTGACATGTTTTATATTGTCCATGTGGATCATGTTGGTTTGTTTACTTTAGAAAAGAGACACAAAAATATACGAGAGGCAATATCAGACTTTAGTTCTAATTATTGCATCAAAATGAGAGACAGGTGGAAAGCCATTATTGTAGCTGTTCAGCAGCAAGCTGCAAGCCAAGAAGGTGTAGAGAATATGAAACTTTCCATGACTAAACCAAGTGCAAATGGTTTGGGTGAAAATAAGACCACACAACGAGATGCAGATATGATCTTAGGTCTTTATGCTCCTGTCAGATACAAAATCAAAACCTATGAGAATTACAATATAGCTAATGCTAATTCTCTTAACGAACCATTGCTTGAATATCATCGTGAGTTATTTACGATAATGAACAGGCGTGGTAGAGGTAATGTATCTACACAACTCTTTTTCCATGGAGCCGTAAATTACTTTAAGGAGCTTCCTGATCCTTCAAACGGTGCAGCTATGGATCAAGTAAATAATTTAGTTCGAAATTTAAAACAATTAACGTACAATGGCTGAAGCAGTATTGTATATTGCTCCAAGTGGTTCAGGTAAATCTCGATCTACTCTTAATTTTGGTGAAGAAGCATTTTTCATTAATATTATGGGTAAGAGATTACCATATCGCACGGACAGAAAAATTCAAAAAGTACAACCACCTGACAAACCTTTGACTATCGATCAATTGGTAGCAGGTCTTCCTTCTAAAATAGAAGAAGGCGTGTCTATTGTTCAAACAGACAGAGGTAATATAGTGGAGGCTTTAATTAGATATGTAGATCAACATAGACCTGATATTACAAGGCTTGTGATTGATGATTGGCAGTATGTCGCAGCAAATCATTTTATGAGACGCGCTAATCAAAAATCCTATGACAAATTTACTGACATAGGTAAGGAGATGTGGTCAACTTCTAATGCTATTGCTGAATTGGAACGTGATGACTTGATTGTGTATTTCTTGACACATTCAGAGGACATTACAGATGCCGGAGGCAATAGAATGACCAAAGCAAAAACCATAGGTAAATTAGTAGACGATAAAATTACTCTGGAAGGTATGTTTACTATTGTCCTTTATGGTGGGTCTGAACTAGGAAAGGATAAAACTCCTAAGTACTATATTTATACTCAGACTAATGGAACCAACACCTGTAAATCTCCTGAAGGAATGTTTGCTGAAATGAAGATTGAAAATGACCTTGCGGTTGTAGACAATACTATCAGAGAATATTACAATATTCCACAGGTAACTGAAGAAGTAACTAACGCCTAAAAAACAAAGAAATGGCTGAAGATCAAATATTACAAGAAGAACAAATAGATGAACAAGCTACACAAGAACGAGGTGATGCCGACACTAATATGTCTACCATTGAAGAACATTCAATGGCAAAGGCTGCGCCTGTTTTGACAATTAGTGAAGTTCTTAATTGTCTTGCGCAGGGTATGACTCGTACTACTAGTCAGAATGGCTACAATGAGAGATATGGTTCTTCTTGTAATATTTGATCTTCAGCCATTTCTTTGTTTTT